TTCAAGAACGCTTCTGAGATTGTGATGAAGCAAGAGCCCGTACGAATTGATTCCACAATTGAGAGTGTAAAATCATCTAATCATCTGAACTTACGAGATCCCAAATTTGTCTCTCAGATGGTACAAGACTATTTTAGCAAGGCCGGCTTGAGTGACAGGATGAATTCTAGATTAGATGACTTGGTACATAGATTATGGAAGTCGGCAGTCAAGGCTGACCCTATTCCAGTCGGAAGGTGGTCCCTAAAATCTTTAGAGTTTGATAATACATTTGGATTTGGTAAGGGGAATAAGATTAATTTCGATGCTGCAGAAGGCATTGTTGGAGTCTTCGGAAGAAATAGAATTGGAAAATCTTCCATTTGTGGAAGTGTGATGTATAACCTATTCAATTCCACAGATCGAGGCCCAATCTCTAATTTACATGTCATCAATTCTAGGAAGGGTCACTGTAAGACTAAGACTGTAGTGTCTAAATCGGGAAAAAATTATCTAATTGAGCGACAGACTGTCAAAAGACAGACTAGGTCTGGAAAATTAAGTGCCACAACTCAATTGAATTTATTTGAGGTCGATGAAGATCAAAATGTCATTAAGGATCTCTGCGGGGAGCAACGTCGAGAGACAGAAAAGACTCTGAGAAAAATAGTGGGAACAGCTGAGGATTTTCTCTTAACATCCTTCGCAGCCCAAGGGGAAATGAATACTTTTCTCAAACAGAAGGCGTCAGCTAGAAAGACAATATTATCGAAATTTTTGGAGCTTGATGTTTTCGAGCGCCTGCATGATGCTGCCAAGGAGGAGAGCGCCGGCGTCAAACAAATTTTGAAGAATGTCCCCGATCGGGATTTTGACGTGTCTATCATAGAGTTTAGAAATAAGCACCGGGCCCGGGAGATTGAGCGAGAGGCTCTGTGGGGGATTTTAGAACAGCTCCGACACAAGTCGAGGGAGCTTGAATTAACTCTAGCCACTCGATCAGATGGAAACCTTGTAACTCAGCAGGATATCGATGAGCAACAGGAAAAAATTACTAATTTGAACATTGAGATCTCTCGAAGAAAATCTCTAGAACAGCAATTAAACCAGGAGTTGGTTGATTTAATTGAGAAGTCTAAAAAAATGTTTGACTTCAAGGAAAATTTTCCTGTAGACGACTTGCGAACTTCTCTGGGTGAACAAAGGCAGCTTGAGATCTCTAGATCCTCAGTCAAGCACACTATTGAGAAGGAGAAGCAGCGTTTAAAGGTCTACAACAAGCAGGTGGAAAGATTGACGGATGTGCCCTGTGGGGATGAGTTCCCCACATGTCAGTATATAGTAAACGCACAAAAATCTAAGAAGAAGGTAGCTGCCCAGGATGTAAAGATAGAGGAGTTGAAGGAAGATCTCCAAGCTTTACGAAAGTGTCTCAAAAAACTTTTAGAACAGGATCTGGAAGTAAAGATAGAAAGGTATAACGATCTAATTTCTAGGCACAATGAAATAGAAATTGAGAAGGGCCAATTAGAACTTAGGTTGAACACTGAACAGAATGTTTTGAGAGAGAGTTGTGAGACACTCAGCGTGGAAGAGGCTAATTTAGATGAGATGCGCGCTAATCTAGCATCTGATGATGCCGCGTTGCAGATAAAGCAGCTAAGAGAGAAGCTGAGCAACCTCAAGAAAGACATTAGAGAGGGTGAAACCAAACATGCAGCACTCTCAGAGACAATTGGATTACTGGCATCTGACATAGATAAGCTTCAAAAAGATAAGGAACAATTTAGGAATTTGATCGAACAGTGGAAGGTTTTCGAGTTGTTCCTACAGGCGACATCAAAGAATGGAATTCCTCTGGAGGTGATCCGGTCTAGACTACCAGCGATCAATGAAGAGATAGCTAGTGTGTTGCAAGGGATTACGGGATTCACAGTGGAACTGGAATCCGATGAGGGATCAAATGAGATGTCGATCTATGTGAATTACGGGGATTCTCGCAGAATTGTTGAGTGCTGCAGTGGGATGGAAAAGATGATGTCTGCTCTGGCAATTCGTGTCGCCCTGATTAATTTTTCTGTTCTGTCTAAGTCTGACGTGTTGATCATTGACGAGGGGTTCGGGACACTAGATAGCAGCAATGTTGAGGCGTGTGGTAGGTTTTTGGAGGCACTAAAACAGTGGTTCAAGACAATACTGGTAATTTCTCATGTAGATGCTGTCAAGGACATTGTTGATAACGTTCTAGAGATAGAGCGGAGAGGTGTCGACTCGCATGTCATATTCGTCTAAGTCGAAAATTATCTTCGTGGGGGAGAAACAGCCTTTCACATGTGGTGTCTGTAAGTTTGTTCTACGTGACTTAGAGGATGTAAAATCGGTCAAGGAACACACAGCGTGCACTAATTGTGTCACAAACTTCAAATATATCAATTTAGAAAAGTGGAAAAAAGGGTGGCGGCCTGATGTTAAGGAAGCAAGGACCACATAAGCGTAATATTTAACATAAGAGGTGTGTAATGAACTTAGAAACAGTACGACTCATTGCTAAAGTATTAGATAATTCGTGGGGACGCGAGTCGAGTGCCGACGGAACTTATTCGATCAAATATGATTTGGGACATGACAAGCTCACGCTCAAATTTACTACCATAGTCCAGTTCGTATCCGAGGATTCTCTCAAGCCCCAAGTAGATGCTGCAAATAATCAAGCCATCCAACTTGTTGATGCTAAGATTGCTGATCTGAAGCGTGTGTACAAGGAGTACGTCGGTAAGTCTCTGAAGCTAGAGGACTTGGGAGGTCAGGATGACTTGGAATTGCGCCAACCGGTGGGACCTAAAAGGGTTGCCTACTATCGGTACAATCATGTTTTTGATGTCCAAGACTAGCCGTGGCGAAAATAGGCAAAGCAAAACAGGTAAAGGAGATAGTCAGGTGTGGGAAGGATCCTGTTTACTTTGTTAATAAATACGTCAAGATTCAGCATCCCACCAGAGGGTTAATTACTTTCGACACGTACGCCTTTCAGGATGCGTGTTTTTCTGATTTTGTTGCGCATCGCTTCAATATCATTCTAAAGTCTAGACAGCTTGGAATATCAACACTGACTGCGTGCTATGCAGTTTGGCTAGCCGCTTTTTACAGGGACAAGAACATCCTTGTCATTGCCACTAAACTCGCGGTCGCACAAAACTTCATCAAGAAAGTGAAGACTGCCTTGAGGAGTATGCCCAGATGGTTGATGATTCCGGAGATAACGTCTGCTAACAAACAAGGCGTAGAATTCAGTAACGGCTCGACCATCAAGGCAGTACCGACGTCAGACGACGCTGGCCGGTCAGAAGCTCTCTCCTTGCTGATCGTCGACGAGGCAGCATTCATCAGGAACTTCGACGAACTGTGGATGGGCTTGTATTCAACACTGTCCACCGGAGGTCGGGCTATCGTCCTATCAACCCCTCATGGAGTGGGAGACAAGTATCACGAGCTCTGCATGGGCGCCCAAAATGGTGAGAATAAGTTCAATTTCATCAAGCTCTTATGGGATGTCCACCCTGAGCGGGATGAAGTGTGGTTCAAGGCTGAGACCAAGAACATGAGTAATCGGCAAATAGCCCAGGAGCTCATGTGTGACTTTACTGCGTCCGGAGAGACATTTTTGGCGGCGCCTGATCTAGAAAAGATGTCAATGCAGATGCAGACGCCCCTAGAACGCTGGGGCCCAGATATGGGTGTGTGGGTCTGGAAGTATTACCTATCATCTCACAAGTACGTAATATCAGCTGATATCTCCCGCGGGGATGCAGCTGATTATTCTGCATTTCAAGTGTTCGATATAGTGAATTCTGAACAAGTTGCTGAGTATAAAGGAAAGTTACCTCCGGATCAATTTTCTGTTTTATTGGCAGAGGCGGGACATAGGTACGGCGACGCTCTCATCTGCCCTGAGAACAACACATATGGATATGCCACCATTGTAAAGTTAGTTGATCTAGGGTATCGAAATTTGTACTTCAAGAATGAGAAGGATAAGTTCGCTGCTCTATATGGTGTGGGTGTTCCTGAGGTGGCCAAGATAGGATTTCAAACCAACTCACAGACGCGCGGGCAAATTCTAACTAAATTTGAGGAGGTCATAAGGACCACTGCTGTAAGGTTCTACTCAGCTCGCCTCTATGATGAACTGAAAACTTTTGTCTGGAAGGGGTCCAAGGCCCAGGCCCAAAAGGGTAAGAATGATGATCTCGTGATCGCGGCCGCGATTGGTGTGTGGCTATTTGATACGAGTCCAATGCACCACCCACAGACACACGATCTGAACAAGGCAATGCTAGCAGGGTTTGCGGTGAACCAGACCCAGTCCCAGAGAATAACTAATCGGTGGAGCAAGATCGCATACAATCCATTCAAGCCTTATAACATGGCTGACATGCCGCTATCCGGATCAGATGATGGAATAGATTACGGGTGGCTGTTATTAGATTAGAATTAATACAGCCTACCTAGTAATAAGGATAAGATGCCAAAGCAACCGAACCTTTTCAATCGACTGACCCGCCTGTTTAGATCTGGGCCCGTCGTCAAGAAGCGCGTCAAGAACTATCAACAACCGGCCGCGTCGTCAGCGCTTTCGGTCTTTAGACGAGCCCACAGTGATGTCTACAGCAACACGCTGAGCGCTTATGGCGCGTATGATAGAATGTCGCGGTACAGCGATTTCGCTGAAATGGAGACGACTCCTGAGATCGCCTCCGCACTGGATATCTACGCGGAGGAGACTGTCTCTGCTGATGAGCACGGTAGAAGTCTTCACATTTACTCCGAGAACAGAAAAATCCAGGAACATCTGGAGCATTTATTTTATGACGTCCTGAACGTTGAGTTCAATCTTGTCATGTGGGTGAGGAACCTCTGCAAGTATGGGGACTTTTTTCTCTTTAATGATGTGTCACCTGAGTTCGGGGTTGTGGCCGCTTATCCGATTGCAATTAGTGAGATGGAGCGTGAGGAAGGCTTTGATCCGGATGATCCATTAGCTGTGAGATTTAGATGGGTGACTCAGGGGAACCAACTCTTAGAAAATTGGCAAATCTCCCACTTTAGACTGCTAGGAAATGATGCGTTCTTACCGTATGGGAGCTCAGTCCTCGAGGCCGCTCGTCGAATTTGGAGACAATTGATCCTCATTGAGGATGCTATGTTAGTCTACAGGGTGATCAGGGCGCCCGAGCGACGAGTGTTCTATATCGACGTGGGCAATGTGCCTCCGGAGGACGTCCCTAACTATCTCGAGCAGGCGCAGACTTCGCTTAAGAAGAATCAGGTAGTTGACAAGGACACTGGCAAGGTTGATCTTAGATACAATCCGCTGAGCGTCGATGAGGATTACTTTTTGCCTGTGCGAGGTGGAGAGTCTGGAACTAAAATCGAGACGCTGGCCGGAGGACAAAATACGGCTGCAATTGAAGATGTTCAGTATATCCAGAAGAAGCTGTTTGCGGCGCTTAAGATTCCGCGCGCGTATCTGGGCTATGATGAGGATGTCGGCGCGAAGGCGACCCTCGCCCAGGAGGATATTAGATTCTCTCGATCAATTCAACGCATCCAAAAGACCATTCTGTCTGAATTGAACAAGTTAGCTATGATTCATCTGTACTGTCACGGCTACGAGGGTGAGGAGTTAGCTGATTTTGAACTTCACCTATCCAATCCTTCAACAATAGGACAGCAGCAAAAACTAGAGCTCGTCCGGTCACGTTTTGAGATTGCCGGCACTGCGCCCGAAGGCTCTGTCAATAGAGCTTGGATCCAAAAAAATGTGCTAGGATTAACTGATGAGGAGATCAAGGATGTTCTCCAGGGCAGAATTCAGGATAAGCTTGATGATGCTGAGGTGGAAGGCGCCGGCGCCACAGAGGAGGCCGCCGGCGAAGAGGCCGGTGGTGAGGAGGAGGAGGGCCTTTTCGCAGCAGATCGTCCTGAGGGAGGTCTATTGACAGCACTGCCTCCTGACGGTACAGAGGCGGAGGATATTGAGGAGGATGAGGACATCATCATTAATCTTAGT